AAGATGAGATATATGAAATAGAAGATGAAATAGAAAGTCTTAAAGCTTAAATTCTGAAAAATAAATTTTAAATCTAATAATTATTTAAAATTTATCAAAATTATTTTAAGATTCTTTGTTAAAAAATATATAAAGTCCAGCTAAAACAGTAAAGACACCAAATATTTGTCTTAATATATCTGTATCAACTTTTACTGTAAATTTGGAAGAAAAATAACTGGCAATAGTAAAAAGTAAAGCCATATACATAGCAGCTTTAACATCACCAAAACCTTGTTTATGAAGAGAGAAAGCAGCAAATATTCCAATAGGAGGTAATAACATAATTAAAGAAGTAGCAATACGAGATTTGAGAGATGAAAGCAAACCAAAAAAAGTTAATAAAGGAACAATTAAAATTTCAGCACCACCACCGATAAATCCAGCGAATATTCCAGTAATAAGTCCAGTTAAAGTTATTCCTAAATAATAATTCATTATATATTAAACAATAATAAAAATTTAGAGTAAGTGCGGAAAATTGGTTAGAAAATTATTTAAATAATATATTAGAATTATAATAAATAATGTCACATTTAAATCCACAAGTTTGGGGTCCTATATATTGGGATTTTCTATATACATTAGCATTATCTTATCCTGTAAAACCAAATGAATCAACTAAAAAAAAATATTATGAATTTTATATGAATTTACCACTTTTTATTCCTGTTGGAGATATTGGAAATCATTTTTCAAAATTTTTAGATAGATATCCAGTGACATCATATTTAGATTCAAGAGAAAGTATGATAAAATGGACGCACTTTATTCATAATAAAGTGAATGTTTATCTTGGAAAACCAGAGATGGGATATTATGAAGCTATGGATAATTATTATGATAAATATAAATTAAAAGAAGTGAAGAAAAAGGAAGAACATAAAACAAAACACAAATATATTTTTACATCAGTATTAATATTTTTATTAACAATTATAATTTTTTTATACTTTAGTAAATAATATATAAATATATATAGAAATGAAATTAGAATTATTAATAGGATCAATAATATTAGTAGTGATTGCGAATATATATTATGATGGAAAGATAATTTCAAAAATAATGTCTTATAAGAAATATTATAAAATGATTATAATAGGATTTGTAGGATTATGTGTATATCTTTATTTAAAAAGAAGCCCTCATAATGCTAAGGAATTTTTTAATAATGCTAATGGATATATAAAATATTTACCTATTGACAAACAAACAACATCTTTATTAACACCTGTAATTGATTTTACAGGAAAAGCATTAGGTGATTCAATAAAAACAAATTATAATTATGATCATTCACAAAGCTTACATAATAATTTATTTAAAAATCAAAATCAAACAAATAATTTAACACATCAACAAAGAAAGATTTTAGCAGGAAGTAAAACAACAAAACGCTCTGTAAGTGAAACAAAAAAGAAGTATGTAGCAGCTAATCAAAATTGGAAATGCAAACATTGTAGCAAACAATTACCAGCTTGGTTTGAAGTAGATCATGTAACAAAATTAGAATATGGTGGTTCAAATAATATAGAGAATTTAGAAGCATTATGTCGTGATTGTCATGGAAAGAAAACAGCTATGGAAAATTTATAATTAATAAATTAATGTTATATATAATATTATATAATATTAATATAATTATGTCAGACAATGAAAATTGGAAAGAAAAATTAAAAAAAAAATTAAAAAATATTCCTTATAAAATTTTAGATACTGTTATAAATGGTGTTCCTTTTTTAAAAGATGAAAGACAAGAATCAGGTATGTATAAATTGTATATATCAGTATTTTTATTAATATTAATAATAGCAACTGTATTTATATCAAATAAATCATTAGATGCTTTAGATATTAAAAGTAATAAATGGAGACAATTAACAATATTATTATCAAGTTCAATATCTTTATGTATATTTTATTTTTTTGTATATAGAAATCAATATGATAAAAATGGAACAACCGTACCATCATCATCAATAAACATTGGTGTTTTAACTGATCGTTATTATAATGAAACTACAAGACATTTTATAGACGATAAAGGAACAAAAAATGTTAAATTTAATGATTATTTAAAAAAATATTTAAAAATACCTTTATTTAATTTATTATCATCATTATTAATTTTTATAGGTACAGTTGGATTATTAGTATTGTTAGTAGGAGGATTTTTCTGGTCATTCCAAAATTATCCAAAATTATTTAAGGTAACAGAATTAATAATTTTATTTATAATTTTAATGATACTAGCATCAATAGTAGTCAAGATTCTTGATATAAAATTAGATGATTGTAGTAATGAAAAAGGTTTTAAAGGATTTTTTTGTTTAATTAAAAATATATTCTTATTTATTCCTTGTTTATTAGTAATATTAGCAAATAAAGTAAGTGAAGATATAAAAGATACACCAAGAGCTATATATATATTATTTATAGCAGAAATAATTTTTGTATGTTTGTTTATAGGATTGCCTTTATTATTCAAATATATTAATACTATTAATAAAAGTGATCTATTAAATGGTGAGGGACCATTTTATTTAAATAATAAAAAATATATAGGAACATATCAGCAATTAAATCCAAAAGCTTTAACAAAAATTAAAGATAATTATTCAGTAAGTTATCCTATAAATTCAAATGAAGCAATAAATGTAAAATATGGGAAATTTGGTAAGGATAAATTTGAATATAATTATACATATAGTTTAAATTTAAATCTTTATATAGATGCTCAACCACATAATACAAGTTTAGCATATAATGGTGAAGCAGAATTATTTAATTATGGTAATAAACCAGTAATATTATATGATGGTAAAAGAAGAGAATTAATAATAAAATCGCAAACAGAAAATAATCAAGGTATTCAATTAGATACAATTTATAGAACAAAAAATATTAAATTTCAAAAATGGATGTTTATAGTCATAAATTATGGAGATAATACAATAGATGTTTTTATAGATGGTAAATTAGTAGGTTCAAAAAATAATGTGCCACCTTATTTTGTAGGAGACAAGGTATCATTTGGACAAGATAATGGTATTCATGGGTCAATAAAAGATGTATATTATTACAATAAAAGACGCCCTCCAAGTGATACAGAATTTTTATACAAATTAATAAAAAATGAAAAATAAATGATAAAATATTTAGTAAAATTTTAAATTAAATTTTTTTTAATATAATAAAAAATATATTGTTTTATTATATTAAAAATGTTATTATCAAACATAATTATTATTACACTTTTAGTATTATTAATAATATTCTTATTAACAAAATGGTTTTTTGCAACAAATATAATTTATGATATAATTTTAGATGCTGGAAAAGAAGCGGAATCAACATCTGCTTCAGAAAATTCTTTATTTGGAAAATATATAACAAATAAAAATGTAATAGCTAATAAAGATTTTAATGAAAATAACACATCAAACTTTATGTTAAGTTTATGGTTCTTTATAGATAATTGGGGAAATAAAATTGGAATTGAAAAAAATATATTATATTCCTCAACAAAAGCAGAAGCGATAACAAATCCCACATTACAACAAGAAGTAACTGGTATAAGTTCAAAAGTAGATGATAATTCAGACCCAACCAGACCTTTCAAAAATTTAAATGTTTGTTTAGACGCTTATCAAAATAATTTATTCATAGATATAGAAACTTATTTATCAGGACCACAAGACAATGATATAGATTCAACATATACAAGATATGTAATTAAAAATATTCCAGTTCAAAAATGGAATAATTTAACTTTATCTGTTGATACAAAAACATTAGATGTATATTTAGACGGTAAATTAAGAAATTCATTCATATTACATGGAATATACAGAAATAAAACCGAAAATAATCAAACAAAAAATTTATATTTAGGAAATATGAATACTCCAAGTGGAGAAAATACAGGTTTTGAAGGATTTATAACAAGAATAAGATATGAACCTGGTGGCATTAATCCACAAGAAGCATACAATATTTATAAAGAAGGAATAAATGCTTCACTTGCTGAATCAATATACAATAAATATGGACTTAAAGTAACTTTCCTTGAATATAATAAAGAAAGAGGTTCATTTACAATATAATTTAATAACTAATAAAATAAAATAAATAATTTTTTTTGAAATCTATATTATATTATAAAAATATAATATAATATATAATAATGGAAAATATAGCAAACGGTGCTTCAAATTTAATGAATAATATAAAAAATAAAATAGTTTCTGTTACCCCATATGGAACAGAAAGATTTTTAGGAAGTACATCAGATTTTTTAGATTCAAATACTTTAATCTCAAAAGCGACATTTTTATTATTAGTAATAATAATATTTGTATTCTTATTTTGGGCTTTAAGTAAAATAATACTTTTATTTTTATCACCTAGTGAAAGCCCATATATAGTAAAAGGTATGAAAGATGCTACCCAAACAATGACAATACCACAATCATTCCAAGATAAAAATTCAGTTCCAATATTTAGAAGTAAAAATGAATATGATGGTGTAGAATTTACTTATAGTTGGTGGATGTATGTAAATGATTTAACACATAATGATAGTATTGATTTTAAACACGTTTTCCATAAAGGTTCAACAACAGCAGGAGAAGGAACATTAAATGGTGTTTATGGTCCAAATAATTGTCCAGGTGTATATTTATATACTGGAAAGAAGAATGTAGCAGATAATTTATTAGAAAAATTCCCATTATTAGGTATGTTAGTAAGATTAAATATATATCATGAAACAGACCATGAAATAAATCCTGATAGATATTTTGAAGATGTATATGTAGATGGTATTCCTATAAAAAAATGGGTTAATGTAGTATTAAGAGTAACAGCTCAAAATGTAGTAGATGTATATGTAAATGGAACATTAACAAAAAGACATAAATTAAGTAATATAGTAAAACAAAATTATGATAATTTACATATCAATATGAATGGTGGATATTCTGGTAATTTATCAAATTTAAAATATTATAATTATGCTATTGGAACATTTGAAATAGATAAAATAACTTCTGGTGGTCCAGATTTAACAATGGCAGACAATCAAAATATAGAAAAAGCGAAACCATATTATTTAGCATCACAATGGTATTTTGATGACACTGATCCATTAAATTAAATTAAAATAATTGTAACAAAGTAACAAGATATTTATTATTGATTATATATAATTAATAATAAATATGGTATATACCAAAATATTAGATAAAAATAGAAC